TGCGGTTACTGTTGATCCATTAGTTGTGCCTCCCAAATATGAGTCAGGCATTTGTGAAAAGGGTTTATTGTTAGTTCCCCAAGTAATTCCCGTATTCGCAGTAGTAGTTACAAAATCTGCAAATCTATCCACAATATTTTGTGATGTAATTGGATTATTTAATGTTGTCATATTTTATATTACTTTTTAATTCCTTCATTAAGCTCTTAGGTGCGCCACATATATCACCTTGCCAAGCAAGTTGGTGGCAATCACCTCCACAAAACTCAAAAACTTCGCAAGAAAAACATATAGGATTTCTTGCACGTTCACAAGCAATGTTTTCTATTCTAACTGGACTATTTATAATGGTTTGTATATCGTCATTTATTGTACCAAACGAGAACTCTGGTGCAGAATTAGGACAACCTGATATGGTTCCATCAGCATTTATAGTGAATATTTTTTGTTCACAATCTCTACAAAATGTGCCACCTTTTAAAAACCCCGTTTCAAATTTACTGTATATAACTTCTAATGTATCATTATCAAACCAACTCCTACAATTAAACTCTTTAGATTGATGGTGCATTTTTAGAAACCACTTATCTTGTTCTATATTATTGGGGAATATTTCAGGATGTAATTTTGCATTACCATTGCCAGTTAAACGTTCAAAAGATATTTCTTGTACACCTAATTCTTTAATCCATTTTAATAATTCAATAGGTTCTATAGCAATAGTATCTTTCGTTACACTAATAAACAATCTTATTGTAACTCCTTTGTTTAATAAATCTTTTACATTTTTTTCCCACAAATTATATTGTGCATCATTTTCAAATCGTATCTTAGGATCCCAACTAGTGCCTACACGATTTTTTAAAGGGCCTTTTATAAATTCGTAATGCTCTTCTTTTAATTTCAAAACAAGATTTGAAGTTATGCCCCACGACATATTGGGCCACAAATCTTTACATTCTTCGTATACCTTATTCATATGAGATACTGGTGCTAAAAAAGGTTCTCCTCCATGAAAGTCTAAATGAATTGTATCTGAATCTTTATTAAAATATTCTCTAAATTTTTTTAAAAAATCAATGGTTTTTAAATGATTAAAATAAATTTTTTTACCATTTATGCCACTAGTAAAACAGTGTTTACAATTCAGTTGACAAGTTTCAGTTGTCTTTAAATAAAACATCCAATTCATTAATTAAATCCTATACTTAATGCCCAAGTATTTGATAAACTATCAACTTTGTGCTTTAATCCTTTTGGTATAAAAACAGCTTGTTCTTCTTTTACTAAAACTGGATGTTTATCTATATAAACTTTTTTTGATCCTTTTACAATATATAAAAAAACGTTAGTGTCATCCGCATGTTCTGGAAAAGAAAATCCACCATATTGATTATAAAATAAATGAACGCTATTTACTTTATGATCTAAATTAAAATCTTTTAATATTTTTGAATGAAATGATTTATCTTCTAAACCTTCAACTTTTATATGAGGAATATCTTTATAGGTTTTAATCCAAGTACCATAAGTTATTTCGTTTTTAACTTTATAGTCTTTACCTTTTTTATCTATATAAATGATTTGATTGTTTTCGTATCTTGAAAAGGATAAAATTTCATCAGTTAAATCATTAATCATACTATAATATTTAGTACAGTAAAATTATAGTATAATTGCCTCTATTAGGCCTTTTTCATTATCTTCTAATGCGATAGCAAATACTTTAGTAAATTCTTCACTAATAGTTGTAGCAAAACCACCATTACCGGCAACCAACTCATCACCTTTTTTAACAGTGCCCACAACTTTTACTTTAACACGTCCTTTTAATGCAATTGGTTGTCCTTTAGCTTGAGAGTTCATTAAAAAAGCAGGCCTATCAGATATAACACCAAGAGCTCTTTTACCAACAAAACACTCTGTAACTTCTTTTTCTCCGCCCACCATTACGACAGTACCAACATCATAAAGTTTGTCAGTTTCATAAATCTCAGCTAAATCGGCATATCGTGCTTGTGTAGCTGTTGTAGATAATATATTCGTTGATGGATTGTATGATAAACTTGTATCTGTTTCTAAACTTTGATTGCCTGTAGCTGTATCAGAAAAAACCAAATAAACTGTTTCATTATTTGAATTATTAGCTCCCAATGTAACAGCAGTAGCTATTGAAGCTATACCTGTAAAATTAGTAGCAGTTACGGTACCAAAAGTAACATTATCAGTAGATACGTTTAATTTAGCACCTCTAATTGTACCGTCAGCAATATCACCATTTACGATTGTACCATCAGCAATCATTGTACTTGTAACCGTACCTGTGTCTCCTGTAGTAACTATTGTTCCTGTTACGTTTGGTATTGTAATAGTTCTATCTGCTGTTGGATCAACAACAACTAAAGTTGTTTCAAAATTGTCAGCTGTAGATCCTTCAAATTGAATTCCTGCTGAACCTGTTAAAATTAAATCTGTACCTTGAATTGTAGAAGAACCTGTAATAGTAGTTCCTGAAATAGCACCTGTTGAAGTTACAGAAGTTGATGACACACTACCATTAACATTTAAAGAATCGTTAATTCTAACTGTGGTAGAATCTGTTGATCTAATATTGTTTCCGCTAATTTCTATTGTGCCTAATGTATGTAGTGTTCCTATAGTTGTTAAATTCCCAGGTAATGTTACGTTAGTTGGAAAACTTAAAGTTAGAGTACGTGTAGGACTTACAACAGCATTAATTTGATTTGTTGTGCCAAGTACGGTTAATGTTTGACCAGAACTAATAGTTTGAGTGGTATTAGCAGAATCTTTAATACTAAAACCTCCAGCAGCAAAAGCAACAGCTGCCAATTCAACTACAGCTCCAACCACAGAAGTTGAGGATATACCTGCTGGTGCTAGTAAAGCAGGATCACCAAAATCGTTTGTAGTCAAGTTGTTTAACTTAACTCGCATCTGTTCTAGTGTATCTGTAGTATTAATTACTGTGTATGCCATTTTTTATTTTTTTATAACCTCTTTTAATAAATTTTTAATTTCTTGTAATTCAGTTTTTAAAGTATTTATTTCTTTAACAGCATTTCTTATTTCATCACTTTGTTTTTCACGAGATTTAATTCTACTCATATATAATTCATATTCTTTTTTATTAGTATTAATAATAGCATTAGAGTTTGTATCTCTAACCAATGAATCATAACCTTGAACTTTTAATTTCATATTAAGCTGCTAAAGCAATTCCTCTTAAATCTCTTATAATTGGAGGATAAGAAGAAATTGATCCTTTCATAACTACTTTAATTTGAAATGCTGTAAATTGTTTTATTCCTGTTACAGAATATTTGTATTCTTTAAATGTAAAATCATCTTCAGATGGTGTTACAGATATATCTTCACTACCATCAGTATTAAATGGCGCCCACGTTAAATCATTAATATTTCTTACTTCTGCGGAACTTGTAACTCTGTAGTAAACTTTTACAGAAGAACTTGATCTAATATTTTGAGTCAATCTAATATCTAATGCTGTTGAAGCATTTTCTAAAACAATAGGTCTAGTTAAATAAACTGCTGCTGATGATGTTCCTGTTGAATTAATATCAGATATATAATTTGGCGTATTACCTGAAGTAGGATTATTTAATCTATTTTGTACAGCAACCATGCTTATACGTTTTGTGTCTAAAACAGGAGATAGTTTTGTATTTTCCGTTGACATAGATAAATTAACAAATAATGATTTGCTTCCTGCCATCTCGTTAGTTTCATTTATAGAACTTGCTACTAATTGAGGAGAATTGAAGTAAATATTATTTCCTATATTTACATTAATATAGTTTGAAATTGAAGATAGATTAAATTCCGTTTCGGAACCATGTACAGATTTGCCCGTAGTTGTTCTCATAGTATAGTACATATTAGTTGAAGGTACAGTCATAGTTGATAAATTTAAACAAGCAACATCAAATAATCTATTTTGAGTTACTGTAACTGTTGAGCCGCCAATATCTCCTGTAGAAGTTGCTGTGCCAGCCGTTGTAATATCATAACTATCTAATGTTACATTTGAAATACTTGTATATGTTCCATTAATTTGTGTATGTGTAATACCATTATATGTACCAGCAGCAACTCCAGAAATTGTAACATTGTTTGATGTTCCGTGCATACCGTGATTTCTGTGAAATACTCTTATTACACCTGAACTATTTGTTGTTCTTAAAGAATTTGTAGGTAATGTTTTTGTTGGCAAAGAGTCATTGACCAATGTAACAGTTCCATCTACATCTTCAAATTCGGCTCTATTAATTTTAAATTTTATATCTTCCATTTGTTCTGCTGTCCAAGTTGAACCATTTTGAGATTTAAACAAAACTCCAGCATAAGGATTTTGAGATATTGTTCTATCAGATCCTATTTGAGTATCACCAAGTCTTGCAACAAAAGCATTATATTTGTTACAGTTACTTAATAAACAAAAGGAATATTCTGTTTTTTCTTGTAAATAAACTGGCGAAGGAAAAGTAAATTTAGTTGAAACAGTAGCATCATCGCTTATATTAACTTGACTAGGATTTAAAACAACTTCACCAAAAGGAACAATTGTACGAGAAGGATAACCATTTACAACTTCTCTAATCTGTAATGTAACAGGAATGTTTTGATCTTTTGATTGGAAATAAGTTTCAATAGATGTTACAAATACACCACCAGTATCATCTATTAAAAATGTTTGTGCTATTGGGTCAATCCATTGTATTACTTCTTGCGTTGTTCTTGTAGATGTTCTATTAATATTTCTAGTATCATTAACAGTTTGTCTAACTGTTTGAGGTTCCCTCGTTGACACTACCGTATTTTGTACTGTTTCTAAAGAACCTTTAGCAATATAATCACCTTCCGCTGATGTTTCAACATCAGTGTATGAATTTCCAGATGAACTTGTTAATCTGAATATTCTTTGGCCTGTTCTCCATCTAGGATTAGAACTATTTGTAGAATCTGGTATAGCAAAAGTTCCCGATACAGAACCATTTGCATCTGTTATTAAATTTCCACCTAAAGAACCTCCTGTTGGTGTAATATATGAAGTTATCGAAACATTATCAAAATAAGCATAAACTCTTGTATTGGGTTTTAATCTTGTAGCTGTAAAGTTTATTATTCTACTTCTGATAAAAGGAATAAAGGCAACATTTATAACTTTATCACCTAAAGATGTTCTTATAACTTGAGGAACTATAGATGTTCTAATACCTGTTCTTGTTTGAGAAACTTGTTGTGTGGATGTTGTTGTTACATCTTGTGCTAATACTGTCCATCCACCTGCGCCTCTTCCATTACCAGCAACCTGATTTGCTCCTCTGTAGATTCCGCTTGTTGTTGATGTTTCACTTGGCGTTCCTTGCCAAAAATCTTGCCATTCATTCCATATTGTATCTATTTCTACACTTTCTAAATTAGGATTACCTAAATTAGAAACCATAGTATCAAAAGCTCCTTGCTCATTAATTATTAAATCTGGCGCTCTATTAGTTTCTTTCCATTCATCGCCCGGAGGATCAAGTGTAACGGAACCTGCCCACGTAAATACATTAAAAGGATTTACATTAATATATTTGCTAGCATAAGGTTGATTAATTAAAGTTGTTTCAGTATAAGGTAAAGTGATTAAATCTCCTGTTTTTTGATAACCAGCTGACGTTCTATTTGTATTTGTAACTGTAGTATTTCCTTCTCCGGTAGCTTCAGTTAATTGTACAGATTCAGAATTAAACATTGGTCTAACATATCCGCCGGCCATGTCCATAGAAACTTTATAATCTAAATTTCCTACATCACCTATACCATGACCTGTAAAATTATCTACAACAAATCCGTTTTTAAATCTATCAAATCCTTCAGCATCTTGTATTTGTAATGATTGAGCATTTGTTTCTAATAAAGATAACTGTGTATAATATTCAACATTTGAAATTCTTTTTTCTAAAGCACCAATGTCTCTCATTGTATATCTTTTGTTATCAATTTTTTCAATTTTTAAATCTGAAGTGTTTAGTGTATAAGGATTTAAATATATTGTATAAAGGTGCATAGCATTTTCAAGACCTTTAGGTATTTGTGGATTTAAAGCACTAGATCCTGAAACAACTTTAAAATTACCATCTTTATCTAAAAATATTTTATCTATTCTAGGTAAATAATATTCTAAATCTGTACTTAGATCAGAACCAAACTGTACCATATCTATAGTAGAAGCTCCTGTTCCACTATATTGTCTATCTTGTCCTGAACTTATTATTGTTGAAGCATCATCAACTCTAGGTCTTAAATCCAAACAGTCTCTTAATTTATATGTTTTGCCTGTAGTATCAGAAGTATATTCAGGTATATTTGAGTAAGTAATAACGCCAGAATAAGAATCTACATCAAAATAATCTCCTGAACCATGAGAAAAATAATCAAAGTTTATTAGTAATCGACCTGTAGGTATTATAGATCCTGTTTTTAATTTAATTCTACCTATATCGTAAAAATTATCTCTTTGACCGTTATCTAATATAAATCTATTAGTTACATTTGTATCTGAGGTTGTAGCTGGTGTAGAGAAATTTGCTGACATGTAAATATTATTAATTACATATATGTCTGCTTTGCCTAAATTAATAATACCAGATTCTATTTCTGTTTGACTTGTTACATGTTTTGTAGAACTTGTATTTAAAGTTTTTGTTTTAGAACCAGCAACTGAACGATTAATAGTAGCTAATATTTTAATTTTAGCGTTAGAATAATTTGTTCCAAAATTTAAAGTTAAAGTTTTTCCTGTAGGCGAACCTCCTAAAGTAAATATAGCACTACCATTATGATTATTGCCCGAAAGACTTAATACATCTCCTACAGCTCCAGCTGTTGCTGAACCAATACTCATTATAGAAACTGAAAAATCTTTTTCGGTTAGACTAGAAAATATTTCGTTTGTGCCGGCAGTAATAGTAGCGCTACCTGAAGATAATGTTGCTGTAAAATGTCGTCTTATTTTAAAATTTGTGTCTGTAATTCCACCATTAGCAGTTGTTTTTAATGTTTTAATAACATTATAAGGTAATTCAAATATTGAAATATTTTTATTAGAACCTTGTAATTTTCCTCTTTTTCTTATTGCTATAGTTTTTGTAGATACATCAGAAGCTCCTACGGCTGTTGACAATTCTAAACTTGTATTAGATGAAATAGATTCAACTATTCTAGTTATTGAACTTCCTGCGTCTGTAGTAAATGTAATATTATCTCCAATTCTTAATTCGGAGGTAAATAGTGTACCGAATCCTGTTACTGCTGTTCCGTTATTAGCTACTGATAGTGAACCAAATATTGTATAATTATCTCCGTAAGTAGAATTTGTGGAAACATCAGCAGTGTATGTTGGAGAACCTGACATACCAATTTGTTTTACTGAAGTAAAATCAAAAGTTTGTACACCATTAAATCCATATCTATTATCTTGAATAACAGCTGTCAATGATGAAGAAGCTCCTGTTATTGTTTCACCAGCAACAAAAGTTCCAGTTACATTATTAAGTACCACAACTCCATGTGCAGCTGTTGGAGCTGAACTATAAGCAGTTACGTTTATTGAAGATGTTCCTGTTGAATCGTATAATTGAAAAGTGTTTGTAGTAGGATTTTTTACTGTAAATACAGTTCCACTAGAATAAGCAGCACTACTGATTGAGAACGAACCGCCAGTTAATGTAATTTGTTGTCCTTCTCTAAATGAATGTGAATTTAATGTTACAACACCTGGATTTGCAACCGAAATACTAGTAACAGCTGAAGTTTTTATAGAATCTAAAGATTGAACATAACCATAAGCGCCTGAAGTGCCACCTGTTACTTTTTCTCCATCCGTAAAATCTATTGCTGTTTTAATGTTTAAGTGTGTAAACATTTCTATATCAAATAGATAATGTTTGTAAACAGCACTTGTTAAAGAAGAACTAGCAAATATATTTGAACTTGCTGTTCCACTATTTAATTCGAATCCTCTCGATTTAGCTCTACCTATTTGTGGTACAGTTACACCAACAGTTGATTGTTCTGTTCCTCTTGATGATGTTGCTGTATCATATAGATTTACATTTTTAAATGCTTCAACATCACTAGATACAAATCCTATATCAGGAGTGCCGTAAACATTTGTAACATTAACATAATTTTCTACATCAAATCTTGTATTAAAATTATTTTCAGAACTAAAATTTCTAGCTTTATCTATTTCTACATAAGAAGTTCCTAAAGTTTCTATTTCATAACCTTTAACATATGCTTTACCTGGATTTACACCAGCAGCTAACAAGGCTTCATCGCCTGTAGGAGAAGTATAGATACCTCTATTATTTCCATCTAATAAATGTTCTCTCATGTCAACATCAAAACCTCTAATACTATAATCTCCAGATTCATCATACGTTCTTCTTGCCATATTATCTTCTAATACAGCATAATTTGTTCTAGTAACTTGATTTAATCTAATACCATTTGACAATCTTAATAATTCAACAAAATTAGCATCATCTGTTGATGTTAATGTTCTTTTAGCTAATGTTAAATCTATTTTAAATCTATCAGCTCCTGGAGCATTTTCGTTTGATGAACCTTGAGCGTTGTCAACTAAAGAGACATCATCATTTGATGTTACAAAACTTTCAGTTATAGTTAATCCAATTCTATAACTAGGTGTATTTGTATATTTGTCTAATATTAAAGTTTGTTCTGTTACTGATACGTGAAATCCATTAATATAATAAACGCCAGCAGCAATGTTGGCAGCAGAACCAGTAGCTGTTGAATTTACAACAGCCGTAGCTAAAATTGAAGCACTACCAATTAAAGTAGCGTTTATAGTTTCACCAGAAGAAAATGCTATTGATGTATTATTTGTTCCTGTTTTATTATATTTTACATATAAAGTATCAGGATCTGTTCCATTATTTGCGACAGCATTAACACAAATACCTATAACTCCAGAAGTAACGCCTGTTATTTGTTTACCAATGTAATCTGATATTGATGAATAGGTTTTAGATGTAAGTTTAACAGCATAATAGTTTAAATCAAATCCAATTTCTCCTGGAATAACCATTGCTCCTTTTTCAAAAAGGTGATCTGATACTCTTTCAATTTGGTTTTGAAGAATTGTTTGAGATTGAGTTAATTCTCTAGCTTGTACAGCATATGCTGGTCTGTATAGTATTCTATGAAACTTTTTTGACTCATTATAATCATCAAAATAAGGCTTCTGCGTTGTCTTTATTGGACTTGGCATATTTCTCCCTAAAACTCAATTACTAATTTGATATTTTCAGTTTGGTCGGCTGCTCTTGTTATTGGTGCTCTGTTTTCAATATATAAAACATCACCTCTATGTCTGTCCAATTCTGATCCTTTATAACCATTTGTAAATGTAATTTGATCAGCAGTTTCACTTGCTACCGAACTCGGTGTACCTGTAGCACTTGAAGTTGCTCCTGTGATAACATTTACTCCACTAAATGCTGTTAAATTTCCATTACTATCAACACCTTCATCATTAAATTTAGTTTGTATGTAATGTAATATTCTATTAGTAGCGTCCCACTCAACAACTTTACCTACAGCACCTGTTGTTGCTTGAGTAATTTTTTCATCAACTTGAAAAGTTCCTGGAGTTGGTGAAGAAGCAAATCTAACTGCTTTCGTTGCTCTTAATGTTGAAGAACTAGCAACAGTTCCGTTTGAATATGGATCTCTTAATAATACTATTCTTCTAAAATCGTTTTGAGCAGTGAAGTCTCCTGTATTTGATGATTCTGTTCCTTCTAAATTTACGTTTAACATTACAAAAAATCCACCTAATTCTTTTACAGCATCATAACCATGGCCACCTTTTGGTTCAATAATACAATCTATTTCAGAACCAGATAAACCTGTAGCTCCAGCAGAAACTATATCTGCGTTACGAATGTAAGCAATTGTATAACCTGTTCCGACGTTTGTAATTGTAACTGATGTAACTGCTCCACTTGAAACCACAACTGTAACTGTTCCTGAAGAACCATCTCCTCGAATTGGAATACTTGTGTATGTTCCATTTGTTCCGCCTGAACCAGCAGATTTTATTTTAACTATATTAATAGCTCCATCAATAGCGGCTGATGATACTGTAGAGTTTGTTGATACAGCCATAAAATCTGTTGATAAAAAATTTGATTGTTGAGAAGCTGATAAGGTATACATATATTTCCATTTATATCCATCAGCAGTTGTTATAATATTAACAGAAGTGCCTGTTGGTTCTGTTGTTGAAGATGCGTTACTATTATTATCTAAACATTTATAAACGTTTCTAGCAGCAGTTAAAACATAAAACGTAGCATCAAATAAAGTTGTTGAACCACTATTTGAAGTTTGAGTTGATGTTGTTCCTGTAATTCTGTTACCGTAGTCGTGTCTGTAAATATCGTAAGTTGTTCCTGTTGTCCAGTTTCTTCTAGGTATTACATAAGAAACGTCAGATGATGTTATTTTTTTTACAGCAAGCAAATCGTCAAACGTATTAAACTCTTGTAATACACTATCCGAAGGAGTGATAGAAGCACTATCTGTTCCTAAATTTTCTGTTCTTAAATCACCTCTTGTTTGAGTAGCCCAAGCTTGTGGTCTACCAATTCCTAGGTAATAAATGTTTGGAGAAGCTTCCGAAAAAGACTCGGAAAATTGTTCACTGTTGTGTATTCTAAACTTATTTGTTATAATTGCTGGCATAGTTAATTTCTTTAGTTATATTTATACAAGTTTTTGAAACTTATTATTATTTATACTCATTTATGGTGTAGTTGTTATAGTGATTTCAGCTGGCATAGTTAATTTAGTTTTAATGCCTCTACCTAAACTACTAGAACATAATAAAAGAGTATTGTCGTTACCGTCCAATGATGTTTTAGTTCCAAAAGTAACATTATTACTTAATTCCGCAATAGAATAATTTGTTCCTGTTTGTTTAAAGGTTCTAAATATTTCTCTATTAATAGTTTCATATCTAGGACCAGCATAAACAAAACCATCATTAACTGTAATACCATTAATAACTCCTCTAACTCTTGATGTTAATGAAATGCCAATAGCAGGAGAATATAAAGTTACATCTCTAGTTCCTGGTGTAAAAGGATGTATAGTATTAGGATCTAAATCAGCATTAAATCCTACATTAGCATCCGCTCTTTTTGTTGTGCCATCGGTTAATGTTCCCAATCTTCTACCAAATATTGTACCAAAAAGTGTATTGATAATGCTGAATAAAGGTTCCTGAATTTGACCAGAAACAGCTCCAGTAATTGGGAATCTTATTTTAGCATTTAATCTTGTTGAAATATCAACTTGACCAGTAAGATAAAAACCTGAAGTGTGCATGGTCTTTTTAAAAGTGTCTCTCCATTCTGCAATTGAACGACCTACTTTTATAACATAAGAAAAATCTTGATAATATAAAGAGTCTTGTATTTTAATAGTATTTTCTGAAACAAAGCCATCTTCATTTATATAAACTCCTTCAGTATCAGCTACTGAACCAACAGTCAAAGAAGCTGTTGCTGAATTTGATCTAAAAATTGTTCCTGTAGAACCTGAAGAATTTCCTAATATTGTAGAATTTTGTGTTATAGTTCCTGAACTATTTTTTAACACTAACAATCCAGTATATTGATTATAATTAACAACCGTTGCTGTAACAGAAGTACTTGTTGTTACTGTTTCTCCTTCTATAAAAATTCCTGAAGTGTTTGTTAATATTAAATTTTTATATAAAATTAAAGTAGGAGGAGTAGGAGAGTTTTCATAACCTTTACCATATTCTAATATTTTTAAATCTAACACACCACCTATATCAGTAGTATAACTTTTTAAAATAGCATCATTACCTGTTGAGGCAATTGTTACTATAGGTAATTTTGTATAACCATTTCCTGAATTATACAAATAAACATCCGTAATGTCTCCTATACCTGTACCAAATTCTTGTACAAATTTATTTCCTGAATAAGCATCTTCTTGTGTTGTCGATTCTTCTAAAACAATTCTATCATTTGAACCATCTTCTAATATTATTCCTCCATTTACTATTGAAATAAATCCAGCAGCACCTGCTCCGTTAGTGTTTGTATTATCAAAAACTAATTCATCACCAATTGAATAACCTGTACCTGGATTATCTATTATAATTTCAGAAATACTACCAGAGGTAATAGATTTTGTTTGTACGATAGATCCTTGTCCTCCGCCAACAATAGATACACTTTCTCCTTCTGAATGCAAAACTCCAAAATTTGTTATTGTATGTGAAATTGGAATTCCAGTAATAATAGATTTAATTAAAATATCGTCCGTATCTGTTATTGTTCCTGTTATTTGTTCTCCAACCAAAAATGTTCCTAACATACTATCTTTGTTTAAAACAAATTCTGAAACTGTACTTGATCCTATTAAAAATTTACTTACATTTTCAACTATAGCTGTTGCGTTTGATGTTCTGCCTGTTATTGTTCTACCTATTAAATTTAAAGTTTCGCCTTCTAATTCTAACGATCTTAATATTCTATTTTTGGTAAATTTTCCGTCCGACACTCTTAGTAGTTGTTCTCTAGGATAAATTGTTTCTGCTGTTTCATTGAATAACAATCTAAAAAATAATTCATTTCCTTTTTTAGTGCCTTTTGATTGATATAATGATTTTACATTTTTAATTAAATTTCTTTTATTAACATTAACATTTAAATTTTCAGGAAAGGTTGATAAAAATTCATTTCTAAAATTAATTAAAAAATTGGATATGGCTTTATCAGGATCTCTAAAATTCAATAATTCTTGTATATTATTTACAGGATTTGGTCTATAGTTATTAATTATAGCACTAGCATTTGAAGAAGAACCTAATAAAGTTTCTCCTTGTATAAACTTATCTTGAGCTACAATAAACAATCTGCGATTATCCAAATCCTCAGTAAGTACAATAGAAGTTGCTTTTGATGTTTGTCCTATTATAATTTCTCCTTTGACAAATTTTCCATAAGAAGAACTTTCTAATATTATTTTATCACCAGCATCTAAAATAGTTTTTTCAGATTCGAGACGAGAACCGTCTAATAATAAGTTATTTTCTCGATTTGTTTCAGTTTCTAATCTTATGCCATCCGTAGTTTCAACACTAGTAACCACCAATTCGGCAGCTTCCATAAATGTGTAATATGTTTTTAAAAATTCTACAAATTTAGGATGATCTTCAAGTACAAAATCTGGTACCTGTGAAGTAATTAAATTAGATATCTTATTTTTAAAATTAGCCATAATTAATAGCTAGTTGCTGTTGTGTAACCTACTCCTGCTTCTGCTGATCCTCCAACAAAAGTATCTGGTTGAACTGCGATTGAAGAATTTTCTATATCTATTTCTACAATTTGATCTCGTACAGGAACAATATCATTTGAATTTGGCTTTACAGTCAATTCTATTGCTGTTGATATTTGATTTCTAATATTTTCAACACTAGTTATGTTTAAAGATGATATTTCAATTTGACCTGTAGAGTAATATATAGTTCCTTGAGAATTGTTCACATAAGTTTTAACACCATTAACCAATCTATATCTTCTTATATTACCATTACCATCATCATTTAAATAATAAACATTATTTGTATCACCACTAATTTTAAATCCTGATGATTCTAAGATTCCTCCTTGAGAAGAATTATATCCTGCCACAGGATTGTATAATGAATTTCTAAAGTAGATGTCATATTTTGTAGATGAATTTAATGTTGGTGTAAAATTTTTTCTAATTTTAATAGTAGTTATGTTTGACACTATACTAGTATCTGTATTATCTATTAATCCTACTACTTTAGAATATCTGAATATGCCATCAAATTTTTGTAAAGTATTAGTATTGTAATTTATTAACTGATTAATAACATCAGATTTTAAAGTATCTGAAGTTTTTGTTGTCAATCTTGAATCGTATTTAACATTACTTGTAATTAAAACAGAAGTTATTTGAGGATCAACAATAATAGGTCTTACAGAAGCAACATTGTAAGGTTTTAATGCTGTAACAATGCTTGACTTAGTTGAATTTGTAAGTGTAGATCCGCTTTTTGCTTTTATAGCAATTTTAACAACACCATATATTGCTGTCTCATCATTTTCGCCGCCCCAAGCACTTACGGATAAAGCATTTGGATAAATCGACTTAACAATCGTTTCATAGTCTGTTGTTGTTACAGCTCTGTTTTGAGCAGAATAATTTAAAGGAGCATTAAAACGAATCGACTCTTTAGATTCAGCTTCTGTTCCTCCTTGTGATGCTGAATTTGTTTTTATAGACACGTCTGAAAATCCACCGATTGTTGTAGATAGTGTAAATGAGGAAGCACCATTAGATTGATCTTTATTTGTAACAATATATTCCAATATTATAATATTACCATCTGATAAAGAAGTTCCTACAACACCATCACCAAAATAAACTTCAAATTTTCCATCTTCGTTTTCTTGTAAAAAATAAACGTTAGAAGTATTAGATACACCATTGTATCCACCAGCTAAAGAGTAAATATTTGTAATTGTATCAGTAGAACTGTTTTGTATGGAAACTTTTAATGTGGTTGTGTCAGCGTTTAAACTATTAATTACAAATTTTTGATCAGGATCATTTTTATCAACAACATATCTATAAGTAACTAAAGTTCCTTCATAAACATTTACATTTGAAAAATTATAAACACCATTTACAGGAGAAATAGTATAATCTTGATTTGTCAAGTATTGATAAGTTGTTCCTAAAACAGAAGTTACAAATGCAGTTCCTTTTGTTAATGTTAAAGTTGAACCGGTTGCGTCATTTACAGTTATATTTAAATTTGCTATAGGTGCTCTAACAGAAGATGGAGTATAATTTAACATCTTTGCTAAAGATACTATATTTTTTCTAATGTCAGCACTATCCAAATACATTTCATTAGCTAACATGTTAGCATTGAAACCTAGATAATGTGTATTGTATGCTAGTATATCTAAAAGAACGGCAAATCCTGAACCTTCAAAGTTATAATCAGAAAATTCTGTTTGACTTTGTAAAAATGTTTTTAAATTTGATTTTATATTATCAAAATCAAAATCTGATACTTCTAATTTGTTACTTGCCATATTATCTTAGTCTTTCTAAAAACGTTTCTACATTTATTAGTTCATTAGAACCTATAATATAAAAATAAATACTTAAATCATAAGCATTACTATCATAATTTGGTCTAGCAGCTATTTGTACCAATTTAATTCTTGGTTCATAATTAACTAAAACTTCTTGTACTTTTCTTTGAAGATTTAATGCTGTAAGTGGTGTCATCAATTCAAACAACATTGCTCTAACACTAGAACCTATTTCTGGATGAAAAGGCCTTTCAAAGTGTGATGTATTAATTAAATTTCTAACACTTCTTTTAACAGCTTCAACATCTGTTAATTTATTTACATCACTTGTTACTGTATTACGACCAAAATCTAAATCCAAATCTTTATATTTTACATTAGCTCGCTTGCTAGTATTCGTAGAACTGGCATCGTAATTTGGCATAGTGTTAATATTTATATTAGTTTACTGAAACATTTGAAGAACCTGTGATATTATGATTACAATTTGCTTTATCACCAGCTCTTACTATACCAATACCATTTACAAATACATTTTGTGAACCTTGAACCATAGGAGGCGTTGGTTGATGTGGAGGTAAGCCGTGGCTTGCTACTTTATCTCCAATTCTAACTACACCATCACCATTTACTAAAACATTTTGACTTCCTTCAATAGCAACACCGCCCGCTATGTCTTTATTCTTGCGAGCAACGCCTGGCATTATCTACCTTGACCTCTATATTTCTTAAAACTTCTTCTTTTGTGTTTATTCATCATACATTTGCTGTGAAATCCACGTCCAATGCTTGTTCTTTTTGGTTTACTTGTTTTTTTTGATGCGTTTGTGTTTCCTGCTACTTTTCTTGCCATAATTTTTTGCCTTTTTTAGTTTTTTCGAATCAATATCATCAATCATAAATGATAAATCATCAATTTTGTCAAAATCAATCATATATTTACTATTTATAATGATTTTTTGTGTTGTATTTTTACAACATTTATTTAAGTTACTGATTTTGTTGCTTTATTTCTTTAAAAAAAGTGCTTTTTTCGCTTGTTTTAATCAAAAATACAGTGTATATTATATGTATATTAACAACAAAAAAATAAAATAAATGTTTACTAAAGAAGATGTTAAATCATTGTTACTTGTTGCTGCTATTGTACTAGGAAGTTACGCTTTATTTTACATTGGAGCAAAATATATGGTTGCTTATGGTACTGCTAACTGTATTATAGGTTGTATTTAATGAAATACGCTGATAAAATTATGAATACACAAAAGTTTAAAGATGTATTATTGTCGGCCGAAGGCCTTATCAATCAATATCGTTCATCAGATTGTGAACGTTCCGTTGCTAAAGGAATACCTATACAATTTTTAGGTATATTTTATTCTTATTCTAAAATGGTTCAACCTTTAAGAATACGTTATAGAGGTTCTAGTAAATATTTTCCTAATGGTTATAGATATTACCGTAGGCCTAGAGACTACGTTCATAGAACTTATGCCGATACGTTTGCTATTTACGAAAGATAATTATGAAAACAGATCAAATTTTAAAATGGGTTGCTACCGGTATATTAATTGTTGGTAGTTTAGTCAATTCACTTGGTTATTATCCTGCCGGTCCAATCATATTAGGACTAGGTGCTATTGTATGGTTAATAGTAAGTATTATGTGGAAAGAAATGTCTTTAATTGTTACCAATTTAATATTTGCCGTTGTTACTACAATAGGTCTTATTATATATTATATAAATGGATAAACCAGAAATCATTGATATTAATTACGTTGGTGCTTGGGGGAAATGTTACCTAGTTAAGTACAAAGGATTTTCTAATGTTATGCTAAAAGAAGAAATTGATGATTGGTGTAAAGAGGTTGACAATTTAAATTTTACATAAACTCTTTAACATTAAACCAAAAGTTTGTTTTACCGGCACCTTTACTTTTAGTCATACCACCAGAACCAATACCGGTATCTGTAAAACTTATTGTAGATTTAGCAATTACTTCTTTATCTAACTGAATACTAACATCAATAGCATTACCACTATCACTAGGTTTCATATTAACATTTAATTTATTTGTTTTAACCGATTCTAAAAATTCTTTCATTTCTTTACTTTGTCTTGATGATAAAACTTTTTGTTTGCCAGCAGTACCTATAGCGGCATAAAAATCATCACCTCCATCCATACCTATTAGATGTAATAAATTTTGATTCATTTTCTTTTTATTATCTTTATACAATTTATCAAATTCTCCTATAATTAGTTTAGATACTTCTTTATGTGAAGCTTTCGATGCTGCTCTGCCCGCTTCTTTTATTTTACCAAATAAAGCAGAACCATATTCTTTTAAAAATTTCTCACCTGAACCTACAGCATCTTCAGCAAATTTTTTATCTTTAATTTTTTTAATTTTCATAAACTCAGCAACCATACCTGTAAATATAATGTGTTCAAATTTTTGTAATGTTTTATTTTCATATTCATCATCACCTGAAAGAACTTTTAATAAACTTGTAAATGTAGAGTTTGCTAAATTAATATTTGGTGTTTTATAAGTTTTTAATGAGGCAGCAATTCTATCTACAATTTGTTTTTTAGATGGACGTTTTACAGTAACAACAACGTCTGCTTTCTCTACACCTTTGGCACTATCACCAGTTAATTCTATATCAAATTCTAAAGTATGATAATCATTACCTTCTTTACCATTCAAAATTAAATCTTTGAATATTTGATTGGCTATAACTTTACCGCCTGTTTCTTGTCTTTTTAATTCATCAGCCGAAACTTTTAATCTTATTAATTCGTTTCTTCTAAGATTCATACTTTGTTTAAGTAATTCAATTTTACTTCTACTTGTAAGTTTGCCTTTGTTTCTATCTATTATAATGGCAAGTTCATAAGCAGTTACAAACTCAGAAAAATAACCAAGACGACTTTTTACATCTATCTTTTCAGTTACTTTAATCTTATCTTTTTGTTCTGTATCTTTAGGAGCTTTAGGTTTCATATGAGTTTTTATACATTAAAATATACTTAATGTCAACACTATTTATTGATGTAAATAAGTTGACAATTTGAACAATTTATGATAGAATAAATAAACATATGAAGGAAAAATATTTTTATTTAAGTTTATTATTAGGTCCCGTTGTTGTTTTTTTATTATACAAATTAGGCCTAGAACTGTGGTGTCTGGCTTATGCGTTTATTCATTAAATTATTATTATTCATATTCTTAACCAATACTTCATATTCACAATATTCTTACGAAAATATTCCTCAAATTACAATACAAGCATTTAGAACGGCAGAGGAACATTTACCATTAACGTATTCTTATGACGTTATAGAGCCAAATGATATAAAAAATATAACTAGCACAAACATTGTACAGTATGGGCCAAAAGGCCAGTTCAGTAGTACTTTTACACGTGGTACAAATTCAAATCATACATTGTTTACTTTAAACGGAATACCAATTAAAGATGCCAGTACACCTACAGGTAATGATGATTTAAGCCAACATAATTTTTTAGGAGTTCAATCACTAGAAGTTATCAAAGGCCCTATGGGAAGTGTTTATGGACCTGACGCAATCGGCGGCGTTGTTAACATGAAAACTCAGGCTAATGATAAAAATTGGATTGATCTATCTTATGGTTCTAAAAATACTAAAACACAAACAATTAAGTTAGGTAAAAAAATTGATAATCATATAATAGATTTACAAATTGAAAATGAAACTAGTGATGGTATAAGTGTTTATCCAAAAGGTAATGAACCAGATTCTTTTAGAACACGTAATTACATTTTACAAACAGATTCTCGTATAGTAGATGATTGGTTTTTAAAAACAAATTTCATAGATAAAACCAATAAGACAAATTTGGATGACAGTGGTGCTGATAATACAAACTATTCTGGTTTATGGAATTTTAAAAATCAACAACTATCTTTACAAAAAAATAATGATTTTGAATTTACTTTAAATAATACAGACCACAATAGAGAATATAATAAATCAGGCGTTAAAGACACTTACGATAGTAATGCTAAAACTCTATTAACTAAAAACACTTTTCATACAATTGCTGATATAAGTTTAGGTACTGAACATACATTTACAAATGCGAAATTCAATACCAACATAGATGATTATGTTTCTTTCGTAGATAAGAAAAGAGAAAATCATGGTTACTATTTTAATGTTAGTAAGTTTTTATCTGACGAATTATTTGTAACAGGTGGGGCTCGCTATGATATGCCAAGTAACTTTGATAATCAATTAACGGAAAGAGTCGGTCTTTTTTATAATGGTTTTAGAACAAGTGTATCAACGGGATATAAAATGCCCACACTATACGAAATGTATGGTAAAGATAACTATGGTTTCTTAGGTAACTCTAATTTAATACCAGAAAAAAGTATAACTTATGAAGTAGGTTATAACAATAAAATTATTGATATTGCGGTGTTTGAAAGTAAAATCAATAATCTATTAATATATAAAAATAATACATATGAAAATGATAATGGTACAAGCACAAGAAAAGGTATTGAAACAAAATTAAAACATAATGTATTGAATTTAGATTTAAAAAATTCAACTACATTTATAATAGCGGAAGATAGTAAAGGTAAAGAATTGGCAAGACGTCCTAGATGGGTTAATAATTTAGAAGTTTCTTATAATAAGATTGAAAACACATCTTTAAAAGCAAACTGGAATTATTATGGTTCTCATTTAGATATTGATAGTGTAACATATAATAATAAAAATATGCCTTCAGTAAGCACTTTTGATTTGGTTGCTGATTATACTTTAGGTAATATTGTATTGTATAGTAAATTAAATAATATAACAAATGAGAAATATGAAAGGCCTGATGGTTATAATCAATTAGGTAGAAATTTTTTATTTGGATTTAGACAGAATTTTTGATCCAAGGATAAGTAAAGGCCGTTACTAATTCAATTTGTTTGTAAGTAATATTCCAAACACATTCGATCCATTCTAATTCGTAATCATACTCTTGAAAATTGCCTGCATTATACCGAGGCTCATTTATTCTGTCTGTGTACATATATCTATTTATGTAATAACTTTTTAATTTCTTCATACCAATAGATACCACTATCTCTTAATTTTTCATTAGAAGTACGTAGTTTTTCCATGCGTCTTTTGAAGTATGCTAATTGAGTGCGATTTAACAAGTCTTTATCTTCAACATAACTGATGATGTGATCTACATCAGTACAAGTAAAGTCTGGTATCTTTGGTGCTTTTTTCTTTAATGTTTTTAAATTAGGGTTTTTACTTTTTTTTCTACCAAACACGTTTTCTCCTTATTTTTTGAGATAGTATCTTTAATTTTTTTAATCTGTTAAGTTTTTTAATATAACGTTTTGATTGGCAATAGATTGAAAGATATAACCATGATAGTAATGAAAATATAATACCTAATATAATTAGGCCTATGTATCTGTTATCCATTTAACCCTTTGTTGCTTCAAAGGGTGCCTAGTTACCTAGGCACCTGAAATATAGATTGTTGTTATTCTTCGTCTGTTTCGTCTATTTCCTCTTCCTCATCAAAGTCGGAAATATCTTCATCAGAAGAAACACTTATAGTATCTTCTAAGTCGTACAATAAATCGTCAATTTCAGATTGTTTTTCTTTTATAGATTCAATTATATCTTCAGGAGTTTTTACTTTTTTTCTGCCCATTTTAACTCCTTGGTTAATTGGTAATACTATTTATAAATAATAGTATATGTTGACAACTGAAAATCTAAATAATTTTTATATAAATGGTTATACAATATTACCATTCCAGGAAGTATTTAAATATGATTTTGATAATTATAATTTTATACAAGCAGGCGACCAACCAGACGATTATGTTTATAAAAACGATCTTAAATTAGTTTCTATAATAGATGAATTTCGTTTATTAATAGAACAACGATATGTAAGTTTTTTTGGTTCTGGTTATAAAAACCTACGTAAACTAGGTTGTAATCTTGCTCACAATAAAGCTCGTAAATGGCATAACGATATAGATACTTGGGCTGATTTAAATATTTGTTTGGTTTTTAATTTGTACTTAGATAATACAGAAGATTCTAATAATGGGTTTGATATTAAAAATTCAACTGAAGAATTTAAATTATTTCCTAAAAAGGGCGAATTGTTTATGTTAAATGTCAATGAAGCATTTGTACATAAAGCTAATATAAACAATGAAAATGTCAAAAGACGCGTAATGACATTTGATTATTACGTTCCAGCGCTTGACAAAATAGTTAAATAGTGTTATATTATAGTATATGAAAAGATTATTATTAATATTAATGATTCTACCTACTTTGGCGTTAGCGAAGGATGTAGAAATGAAAAAATACAATTATAAATTAACTAGAGTATTAGATGGCGATACAGTAGCATTTGAAGCAAATTTCTTACCAGAACCTCTTAAAAAAGAATTATCTATTCGTGTCTATGGTGTTGATACACCAGAAAAAGGATTCCGTGCTAAATGTGAATCTGAAAACACTAAAGGTCTAGCTGCTACAGAATTTACAAAGAAATCAATTGCTAATGCTAAGAAAATAGAAGTAGCTATTGCTGATTGGGATAAGTTTGGTGGTCGCGTGTTAGGTGATATTATATTAGATGGACAAAGTCTAAGATCATTATTAATTAAAAATGGTTACGCTAGAGAATATTATGGCGAAGCTAAACAATCATGGTGCAATTAATATGTCAACTTTTTATATTATAGTGGCCGTTATCGTGTTAATTGTAGCTACCTATTATTCAATGAGATAATATGATCTATCAATTTGTATTTCCTTTATTACTGTTAATACCGGCTTTAATAATTTTACATTACATTAGTAAATGATATCTCTTATAATAACTACATTTTTCTTTATGAGTATAATTACCGTAATATGTTTTTGGGTATTAATCATTAAAGATATACTTCGTAAATGAAGAACATACGTATTATTGAAAAGAATATAGACGTATCTAAAATACGTGAACAGTTGGAACAATATCCTCAAGACTGGGGTAATGCTAGCCGTTTAAAAGGTGTTGATCGACAAGATCCTCATAGTAAACTTGTAACAGCAGATGTGCTTCAATTAGTCATGGGTGGCGTTTCTAAATCTGATGAATTTATAGGTGATACAGAAATTTGTGTACCAACAGAAGCAACAACAAGACATATTGCCATTCAACAATGGCTAGCATCAAAATCGTTAAGAGTAGGTCGTTGTGCTTTTTTAAATACACCAGCAGGTAAAATTACAGGTAAACATATTGATCAAGGTAAATACTATCATACAAAAGATCGTTATCATTTAGCAATTAAAGGCCTATATCGTTATACAGTTTGGGACGATGGCGATGATGATAATACAAAAGAGGTGATTGTAGTAGAACCAGGAACTTTCTTTTGGTTTGATAATAAGAAAAACCACATGGCTGAAAATATAGGGCCAGCAGAACGTATTGCTTTTATCTTTGACGTGCCTATGTCGCCAAACAATCCCTAAGAAAAAGACTCACCACATCCACAAGTAGAAGTCGCATTTGGATTTGATATTTCTAAACTAGAACCAGAGATAGATTCAATATAATCAATTTTCATGCCTATTAATTTAAAAGCACTATAACGATCAATCACTAAAGAATATCCTTCATCCATATGAATGTAAGTATCTTTACTATCTAAATCAGTCTCATTCGGATAAGACCAATCATATTTAAATCCAGCACAACCACCACCTTTGGCCTGTAGAAATACATGTCTTTTACCAGACTTGGCCATAATACCAATAAGATAGTTCTTTGCCTTATCTGTTAATGTAATAATATCTGCCATATCAATATTTAGACTCAAACCTGGAACAGTAAAAAATATACCAGGAAATTTTTAAGGGCTAAGGATGTTAGATAAATTCACCAGTTCCTATGGATAATATATGAATGGCCTGCTAGTATTGATACACCATTACATCACTTTATAGATTAACTTTTTGCTCCAGCTACTGCTGGCCTTCGTTATGGGTTAAGATCAATTGTCTCACCTGTGATGACCACTGTGCCTGATGTGTTTAATATAGAACCACCATCTACTCTCTGATTAAACTCGCCTGCTACTGTAACTGTCATATTACCACCTACCTTTAAATTATAATCACCTGCTGAATTGACATTTACTTTACCTTGGCCAGTTACAAGGTTTATATCACCTGTTTCTACTACTATGTTAATAGAGGCATTTGGCCCTATGTGTATATCGTAGTGGTTATTGGCCTCTCCTTTTTTATTAATGAATAACTTATGGTGGCCATCTATAGTGGTATTAGAGTCGCCTGTGATATAATGGTTAGACTGGCCATTGTTGATTGTTGTTATATTCTTGGTAATGGTGGTCTGGTCGCCATTGGGGTGAATCTCTGTACCAGTGCCTGTCCTGTGGCGAAGATGAATACGCTCGTTGTCCTTTGTATCATCAAACTCCATGATATGGCCAGATTCACTCTCATATACTTGATTGCTTGGATAAACGGCCGCATAAGGCAATTCAGGTTGATTCCATGTAGTGCTGTCCGATGGTGCTATTGCCGATCCATCGGCCGCTGTATAAGGATTAAAGTCCGCTGTAGGTACACCTAACGTTCTGGCCTGTTCTCTGATGGCCAGACTTGGATGTGGTTTTAAAGGATCATTAATGGCCAGACGATTTACATCTGGCTCATTAATATAACGAGGATAAACTCCGTTCGGGTCATTAAACCCAGAGGAGCTATTTGCTGCTTGAGTAGGCCTTCCTGGTAAACTACCTAATATAACTGGCTCTTGCCTTCTCTGACCATCTCGAAAGAAACCAAACACCCAACTTCCTTCGAGTAGTCCGGTCGCCGAATTTCCTATACCACTTACGCCGCTGGCCGTTATCGGTAACATAACAAGAGACCATGGTAAATCTTCCGTAGGTAATAAAGTTTTATCGGATGTATGCTGGCCTAATATTCTTACACGAACACGGCCTGCTTTGAGTGGATCTTGCCTGTCCTCAACAAGGCCAGTAAACCAGAAAAAGCCTGAAAGGCCCATAAAGTTTTCGTTATACATAAAATTTTCTCATTAGCTCGCCTGATAATAACACTTCA